AGCAAGTGTAATAGCTTGTGCGGGCAGGTCTGACATAGCTCCAACAGCTCAGATTATGGTGCACAATGTATCAAGCCGAGCAGCTGGCAATTATCACGACATGGAACACATGGCAGATATCTTAAAACAGGCAAATCGAGCTATTGCGGCGGCATACGTTGAAAAAACAGGCATGTCAGAACAAGATGCACTTGACCTGATGGATGCCGAAACGTGGCTCACAGCTAAAGACGCTGTGGAATATGGATTAATTGATTCAATCTCAAATCCTAATTGCGACGTCGCAACAGATATCGATAATTTACAACTCACAGCATCCGCTGGCGGAATGATACCAAATTCCGTTATCAATAAAATGCAAGAGAGAAAACATAATCTTATCGATTATTTTTCAATGTAGGAGGTAAAAGGATGACTTTACAAGATTTCAATGAAAAGGTTTCCCAGTTGAAGGCCGAAGGCTTACAGCTTGCAAAAGATAACAAGCTTGCAGAAGCAGAAGCCAAGAAAAAGGAAATCGAAAAGCTCGAAGCTGAATTTGCAGAAGCTAAAGAGCAGTTTGCCGAGGCTAATGTATTAGACAAAGGCACAGATGTACCAAGTGATCTACAGAATGTTCAAAAATTAGGAGAGGAGAACGAGAACATGGAAAAAATTTATGACGCTTCAAGCGTGGAGTACAAGAACGCATTTTTGAAGATGATTTCAGGCAGGGAAGATGAGGTGACAGAGCAGGAGAATACTGCTTACATTCACACAACACAGAACACAGGCGACGTGTTACCAACAACAATGCTTAATGAGATCTGGGACTTAGTTTCAAAAGAGCACAGCATTGTAGGCGATGTTACAACTCACAAGACTGGCACAGTCCTTGAAATCATCAAGCATACAGAGGTTGTTAAGGGCAAGGCTGCAAAGCAGACTAAGGCAAATGAGGGCAAAGCTCCAACAGATGACGAGCAGAACACATTTGTTAAGGTTGTTCTTTCAGGCAATGATTTTGCGAAAGCAGTTGAGCTTTCTTATGCCGAAGCTGAGATGTCAATCGATGCACTTGAAAAATACCTTATCACAGAAATCGCATCAAGTCTTGGTGATGCAATTGCAGATGATATGGTATCAACAATCGAAAGTGGTATTGCAGCTGCTAACGCGCTTGAGACTGCAACAGCAGACACAATCACATATGACGAAATCGCAGGAGCATTCGCAGCACTTAAGAGAGCTAAGAATGTAGTTGTATATTGCACACGTGCAACAATCTACAATCGCCTTGCAACACTCAAGGATACAGCAGGACATCTCATCTTTGTACCAAGCGCAAATGAAGATGCAGATGGACGTCTTCTTGGTGCAATTGTTAAGGTTGAGGATTCTGTAGCAGACGATGTGCTTCTCATCGGAGATCCAAAGAAGGTAGTAAACAATGTCATTACTGACGTACTTGTTGAAACTGACAAGGATATCAAGGCACACAAGTATATCTACTCAGGATATGAGAGAAGCGAATGTGCACTTATCGATGATAAAGCTTTTGCTACTCTTACAGTTAAGGCCACAGCCTAACAGGAGGTAGCTTATGGCTGAGATAACAAGTGAACTAATATCCTCAGCCAGAAGTTGGCTAAGGATAGCTACTCAGTCAAGGGATGAGGAAATAGAGCAGGTCCTAGAGGCTTGCTCTATTGATTTATCAATGGCAGGAGTAAAACATATAGATTTTGAGGATGCCGGAATACAGCAAGCCATGAAACTATATCTAAAGAGTCAATTTGGGTATGACTCTAAGGCGGAACAGTTCGCCAATGCTTACGAGCATTTGAAAAAGGCACTAGCATTGTGCGGAGACTATAACAGTGAGGTAGAAAATGGAGCGAATAGTTGATATAAAGCTTATCTCAATTGAATATGCAAAAGACAGCATAGGTCAGGATATTGAGCAGGAAACTATATCAAACCCAATCTGTGGAGAATTGCACAGCATTACACAGCAAGAGTGGTTTATGGCTGCTCAAAAAGGATTAAATGCCGAGGGAATGGTAAAGCTCAGAGATATGGCAGATTACAACAAAGAGATGTTTCTAGAGATAGATAACACCAGATACTCCATCTATCGAACTTATTTAACCGATGATGGCGGAATAGAGTTATATTATCGCAAGAAAGTAGGAGATTGCCTATGAGTAATAAGATAGTCAGGATTGATGATTTAGACGAAGCTATACGAGCGGAAATTGAAGCTATGAACGCTAAAGCTATTTCAAACTGCAACAAAGCGGCCGAAAAGGCGGCTAATGAAGCGGTGAAAGAACTTAAAGCATCATCGCCGGTTAGAGCTGATGGCTATAACAGAAAATATCCACCTGGCTCATACGCTAAATCATGGACGAAAACAAAAGAAAGTAACGTGCTAGGTGTAACTGGATATACAGTACACAACAAAAAGCACTATCAATTAACTCATCTTTTGGAGTTCGGCCATATCATAGCAGGAACTGGCAAACGCTCTAAGGCATTTCCACATATCGGAGATGCAAACAATAGAGCTTCAAAATTATTTATAGAAGAGGTGGAGGGAATGAAGCTGTGAGTTATGAATTAATTCAAACCATATTAGGCGAACTAGGTTTGCCATATGCTTATTATCAGTTCAAGAAACCACCCGAGGGAGATAAATACATAGCTTATTTTGAGTCCGATAAGGTGAGGTTTTTAGCTGATGATAAGGTTTACCACTACGAACCACAATTTGCCATAGAACTCTATACAAAGGAAAAGGATATCGAGATTGAAGATATGCTCATTGCTCTATTCGAGCAACATGAGGTTGTATGGAGTGGCGGAGAATCAACTTATATCGATTCAGAAAATGTTTATCAAACTGTTTTTTACGTTTAGGAGGTAGAAAATGAAAAATAAGATTGTTTACGGACTTTCAAATGTTCACGTTTGGCCAATTACAGCAACAAGTGATGCTGGTGTACCAACATACGGAACTAAGATTAAGATGCCAGGAGCAGTAGAGTTATCACTCGATGCTGAGGGTTCATCAGATCCATTCTATGCAGATGATAGTATTTACTACCAGGGAACTGCAAACAATGGTTATTCAGGTAGTATCACATTTGCTGACATCGTTTCAGATTTCCTTGAGAATGTCATGGGCGAAACAGTAGATGCAAACGGAGCACATGTAGAGAATGCAGATGTAGAGCCTAAAGAGTTCGCAATCGCATTCGAGTTCAAGGGTGATGCTGCAAAGCGCAGACATCAGTTCTTTAGATGCAAGGCTACTAGACCATCTATTGCTTCAAGCACTAAAGAAGATTCAATCGCTCCAAATACAAATGAATTATCATTCGTTGCCATGCCACGTCTTGATAACTCAAATGTTAAGACATACGCAGAAGAGGGCGATGATGCTTATGAGGCATGGTATGGAACAGCTCCATACGAGCCAGGGCAGACAATTGAACCATAGCTATTAACGGGCTCTAGAGGTAAAACTCTAGAGCTTTTATATTAAGGAGATTAAGAATGGTAAAAACAATCACATTTGGAGAAAAAGAAATAAAGTTTTCTACATGCTTTGCATGGGCTTTTATTTACAAGAGCCAGTTTAAAGCAGACCCAGCTAAGACTTTAATCCCAGCTATCAGAAGAATGTCACTAGCCGACATGGACGAAGACGCTCAAGCAATGGCCATGTATGAAGAGCTGGGGTTCGTAGGCATTGTACAGATAGCCTGGTCAATGGCAAGGCTATGTGATAAATCAATACCTGAACCTATGGAGTGGGTAGAATCATTCGGAGATGATTTTGGAGCCTTGGATCTAGTGCTTGAACTAATACCTGAGGCTATAGAATCATGCTTTTCATCAAAAAACCTAGTAGCTCCAACTCCGGAAGTGAAGGACGAGGAGCAAACAACAGCGGAGACTCCGAAGAAGTAGATATTGATTTAATGTTAGCGGCTGGAATATCGAGAGGCTTAAGCATGCAAGATACTGAAGTTATGACTATGGGTATGTGGGTGGACTACATAATAGAGTGGAACAAACTCCATGAAGATAAAAGGCCAATCGATAAGAAAACGGGCGATAAAGTCGAAATTCATAGAGCTACACAAGCGGATTTTGACGCATTTT